GCACCAAGTCCATTATTATCAATGGCAGCTATTTCATCAATGAAATGTGTTCCTCTTGATATGGATAGATCAATTGATTCAAATGGTAATATTAATTTTGATGCTGACGGAAATATATTATTGAGTGATGTTCAAGCGCAACGAGAAGCATTAAGAAATTCAGCACAAGTTAATAAAGTATCTTTAAAAAATTTACAAACATATTTTGCTCCAACAATAGCAATATTATTAGTTTTATTTATAATTATGTATGTAATTATTCCAAATGTTCCAATTGTTAAGACAATTGGAGAATATGGAGCAAAAGTATTACCAGAATATACTGGTGAAATTGGATTTTATGGATTTATTGCTATGATTTTCACATTCAGTGGTTTTTTAATTGGTGCTGCTGTTACATCATCATAATTAATCTAATTTTTCTGCTAAATTATCTTTAATATATATTTCTTCAGCATCTTTTGATAATGAAACTGTGGGAAGTGCTTGTTTATTATTAATAGATGTATCTACTGGTTTAAAATCATTTGTTTCATCTTCACTTTTAGGTAAAAAATTTACTTTATCTTCACCAGGTTCTTGAATTTCAGGATGTTCTTCATTTGGTAGAAGAGGTTCATTTGGTTGAATTTGATTTTCAAATTCTCCCTTTTTAGAGGGTTTATTTGATGATTCATTACAAGATTTTACATTTGTTGCTTTACGAGCATGACTTTCAGAATATAATGAAGCAATTGCTGTAAATGTGGAAACCGCAACTAAATATCCATTTGAAATAGAATATAGAGCAACTAATAATAAAAGAATAGCACCAAAATATGTTTCAACAAAATAATTGTAAAAAACATTAGGAGCAAAAGGAGCAAGACAAAATACTAATAAATTAACAAGAATCCAACTTCTTTCAATATTCATCTAATTTTAGAATATTATAATATTTTTTGAAAAAATCCCAAAAAATTGTTAAGTATTATAAATTATGAATAGGTAGAAATATATAAAATGGATATATATAATAAAATTATTACTCACAAAGGATATTCTATCCGTAAGTCTTCATTAAGTGAAAAAGATAATGAGACTATATTAAAATATTGTGTTGTTGAACCAAAAGTGGATGAACGATTTAAAACAAAAGGAGATCATAAATTTAATATTTATAAAGAATCTCCAGCAAGATACTATTTACCTCGTGAATGGGCTATTCAAAAATTTGGAGAAGCTGATGCTAATATTCTTTCGGAAGGAGATAATTTAAGTGATGATGCTGCTAGATTTGTTGGATCTCCTTATGATTATCAAAAAGATATTATGAATTCATATTTACAATCAAAACGAAATGGATTGATTTGTGTTCCATGTGGAAAAGGAAAAACATTTATGGCATTACATATTGCTTCTCAAATCAAGAAAAAATTTCTAATTATTGTTGATAAAGAATTTCTAATGAATCAATGGAAGAATGAAATGAAAAATCTAATGCCAAATTTACGTGTAGGAATTCTTCAAGCAGATATTAGAGAAGTTGGAACAAGAGTTATTGAAACAGAAATACCATCTCTTTTGGAACTTAAAAAAATCGCAAAAGAAGCAAAACTTCGTTTTGGAGGAACAAAAGATGAAGTTATAAATAGACTAAAAGAAGCAAATATTAATTATATGCTTCCACCTGTTACAATAGAATATGATGTTACAATTTGTATGATTCAAACTCTATGTAGTCAAACATTTCCTGATAATTTCTTTCTACAATATGGATTTACTATCTTTGATGAATGTCATCATTTAGGAGCACAACATTTTAGCAAAGCCTTATTTAAAATTCAAACGAATAAAATGTTAGGTTTATCAGCAACTCCTACAAGAGATGATGGATTGACACGAGTATTTGAAATGTTTCTTGGAAAACCTATTTTCTGGGAAAAAACAAGAGAGCCTGATCCTGATGTTATAGTGAAAGGAGTTAAAATCACTTGTCAAGATATTGATTATTTAAAAGTTCCATTGAATTGGAAAAAAGATGTTATAACTGCTAGATTATTAACAAATATTGTAGCATGTAAAGAAAGAAATGAAGAAATTCTTCGTTGGATTCTTCTATTAGCAAAAGATGAAAATAGAAAAATACTAATTTTAAGTGAAAGAATTATTCATTTAGAAACCTTAGATTCTATGATGCCAAATGATATTTCAAGAAGTTATTATATTGGAGGTATGAAAGAAGATGTTCGTGAATCTGGAGCAAGAGATTCAAAAGTTCTTTTAGCAAGTTATTCAATGGCATCTGAAGCGATGAATATTAAAAGTTTAAATGCCGTAATTCTAGCAAGTCCTCGTTCAAAAGTTGAACAAAGCACTGGTCGTATTTTAAGAACACGTATAAATGATAGAGTTGTTCAACCAATTATTATTGATATTATTGATCCACATGATACAACATTATCTCAATATAGAAAACGCAAAGCATATTATAAAAAATGTGCTTATAATATTGAAGAATTAAATCAAGGAGAAGATGAAAAAAATAAAGAGGAAAAAAGCACTGAAATTATTCCAGATGAAAATGGATGTTTATTTTCGGATGAGTGATTTTATAGTTTGTTTTGATTTTTTGGATTTTTTTATTTTTCTTGTTGCTATTTTTCTTTTACCACCGATTGTAGAACTTAATTCTAATGTTTGAAGTTTATTCATTATAGTATCATTTAAAGATAATAGTTCCTCCACACGTGAAATATTATTATTTGTACTATTAATATCTACTAAATTATTGAATTCACCTTGAATACTTTGAACTTCTATATTCATATTTTGTAAATTTGATTCATAAGATGCTTTTTGATCTAATGATAAATTTAAAGACTCTAGTAAAGTTAATGCTGTTTTATTGTTTGATTGAAATTTTTGAATAGATTGTTGAAGAGATGTTTTCGCATTTAATAATTCTTGTGAATTTTCTTCAGAAAGAATTGTTTGAATTTGACTAAAATATTGTTGAATATTTTGTTGTTCTTGATTTATAGTTACTATATATTCTTGATATATTACAATTTGATTATCTATCGTATCATTAGTATAAGCTATATTTAGTGTTATATTAGTTGTAACTTTATCTATTAAAGTTTTAATATTATTAATTGAAGTTGTGATATTTTGTTTAAGAATATTAATATTTGAATTTGTTGGTAGTGCTGCTAATTGAGCATTATATGTATCAATATTGGATTGATTATTAGTAATTGTTGTAGTAAGAGTTTGTAGATTATTTTGTTTTTCTTGTAGAATATTCGCATTCTTTATATTATTTCTATTTGTAATACTAGACTCATATGAATCTAAATTTTTTTGTAATGCTTGGACACTTCGCAATAATAGATTTGTTAATTTTTCTTGTTGTATAATATATAATAAATCATTAGAATTATCAATATTTGTATTTACTAAAATAAAAGAATTTTTAGTTTTTTCTAATGTACTCTGTAATATATTATAATCATTTTTTACAATAATATCACTTGTACTATTGGGTTTTAATGTATTTAATTTATCACTTATTAGTGTAAGATCAGTTTGAATAGATAATAATTCATTTTTACGAAGTGATTTGTATTGATTAATACTATCTTGAATTTTTTTTTGTTCTATTTGTTCTTTTTCATATATATTAAGTTTAGAATATGTATCTAATACTTCAGTATAAATATTTTTAATAATACTTTCATTTTGTTCTAATGATGAAATATTATCTGATATTACTAGTTGTTGAAGACTATTTGTCATATTATTTTTAAGTTCGCTTAAATTATTCATTGAACCAGATAAATCTTTAAAATGATTTAATAATATGTCAATATTTTGTGTATATACTTTATTTATTTGTAAATGTAATGATTTACGCATTTCAAATTCTTTTTTATTTATATCAATAGATAACATTTGAAATCCTATTGGTAATGGAACATTCATATTTGTAGAAGTTACTTTCACATTACTATCTACAATAATAAATGTTTTCGTATCATATAATATAGGTAATGATTGTTGATTTGTATAAATAGATTTTAGATTACAAATTGATGAAAATTTTGTTTGAAGTTGTGATGTATAATCATAAGAATCATCAATCCCTCCAGCAGTAGAATTTATATAAATATCTTTAATTGTAATAGGTATTTGATTATCTAATGAATAATATACATATGAATTATTTGTATAATATATTGGAGATGGTAAAGGAATTAAATATCCCAAACAATCTAAATTTGGAATTCCAGAACTGTTACAAAAAACAAAAATATTTCCTAAATTCGTAGCACAAACATATGATGAAACATATGGAATATTTATATATGATAATGTAGCATTAGGATAATTCATACTTGTATAAGTTTTATTATTTACAACTTTAGTCGTTGGCTGGATGATATCGACTTTAATTGGATTTGTAAAAAAAATATCATCAAATTCATAATATATAGAAGTTGTTTGATTAAAATTAGGAACACTTATAATATTTCCTTCAGTATCTACTAGAGGAACTATTTGTTGCATAATATATGTATTATTATCATATAATGGTTTTGTTTCAACAAATACATATACATTATTATTAGAACCAGATAATAATGCTACACTTTTAGATCTTGTAATGATAGAAATGCTAGAATCTATATTTAAATATCCATATGATAATATTGAAGAACTAGATGAAGAAACAAATGTAATAATTTGACTTGGATATATAATCACTCTTTTTTCATCTTCTGTTTTTGAAATATTTAGTATAATAGGAACTGTACCAGTATTTTTAAATAAGAAATAGTCACCGTCATTATTAAAAAATGAAGGAAGAATAAAAGGAGGATAATATTCTGGTATTGAAAATTCTGTATATGTATTTAAATAAAAATTTGATAATAGATTATATGAATTTTTATCAAATGTAGATATATCTACAACTTTTTTATTAACATTATTTAGTATTACAATAGTATCTAAAATAGTATAAGTAAATACATCTATATTATTATATGCTTTTTTAGTATATGTATTATTATTTTTAGTATATTCATAATATTCTGGATAAAAAAAAATATTATTTTTAATATTTCCACTAAGATCTGTTTCTACAAACTTAATTCCAGTTAATATTGTACTTAATGGATCTACAGAACAAATATATTTATTAATTGTTTCTACATTTCTTAAAATAAAATTAGTATTCTCTAATACTTTTACAGGCTGAGGAATTCCATCATAATCCATATAGTAATAATTATATCCATTTAATAGTTCGCTATTATTTCCTATTATTGTGGCAGTATCTTGATTCCATCCATATTGTATTGATTGAACAAATGTATAAAATCCATTTATATCTTTTTTTGGAATTCCATTATCATCACATACAATATATGATACATTATATAATGTAGCATCATCTGGTAATAATTTTAATAAATATTGTAGTATTTTTTTCTTAAAGATAGTTGGTGTTCCAAGATTATTTTGATTTATTTTATTAAACCATATAACTGTATCTGAAGAAGTAATTAAATCTTTTTCTATAGGAATAGATTCTATAAGATTTGTATTACTTAAATCACTGTAATAATTACATTTGCCATTTTCAAGAACTGTTCCTAATGGACATCCTTGGGTAAAAACAGAATTTGATTTTGGAATAAATCCTGGCGGGAAAGGTCTATTAACAGTAGATATAGATTCTTGTAAATTATTAGTAATTGTTTCAATATCTGATATATTTTGTTGTAATAGTTTTTGTTGAATTGGATAATCATTTTTTACAGTTGTAATAATAGAATCAATCGTAGATATTGTATCTTGAAATGTTTTATTGATAGAATTTGTTTCTAATTTCGCATTTTGTAAAAGTTGTAATTTAGAGTCTAATAAATGAATATGAATAGGTTCATTTTGAAATTCAGTATTAATATTTCTAGTATAATCAAGAAGTTCATTGGCTTGTTCCACAATAGATTGTATAGTAGCATTTATTAAAATAAAATAACTAGAGTAATTTTGCCCATATGTTTCCAGTGTTTTTGAAATATCTTCTTGTTTTTGAGATTTTGTTTGTTGAATTGTTTGGAAAAAATCTTCAATAAATAATAGAATATCATTCATCGTAGAACTATATATTGTTTTTTTAGCAGTTGCTTCATTATTATATATAGTATTTCCTTCTGATTGAATGGATTGAAAAAGATCTCTTTTTGATAAACTTTGTCCTCCTACTAATATTTTTTTACTAGATTTTTTTTTACCCATTTATCTAAACTATACTTTTTTTTTATTTTTTCTTGATTTATTTTTACTTATATTTGTTAATAGTTTATTACCACCGTATGGAAGTGTAGATGTTATTGCTGGATTTATTCTGGCTGGATGTGTATTTGTTGGTCTTTTATTAATTAAAGTTATATTTGTGTAAGTTTTATCTAATGTATATGTATATGAATAACTAAGAAATTTAAGTTTTATAGTATTAAGAGGAGTAGTAGTATTTATATTATAAAATATACTGCCTATAGGATATTGTGTGCTCAAACCAGATTCGCTTGCTATTGTTATCATACATACTTTAATAATATTTGTATTAGTTAATTGTATCGGATAATTATATACAAAAGTGCTCATATCAATACCATTTAAATCAAAATATACATTAAGTTGGCTTGGTGTAGTTGGATCACCTTTATTATAATATGGACTTGTTCGATTAGTATTAAGTATATGAAAAAAACGTAAATCATTCGCAGATGGTATTGAATTTGCAGACATATCTAATATTTGAGCAATTCTATGGAGACTTGGTGTAGTAAAATTTATAGTTTTAAAATATGATGTATATGGGCTACTTGATATTGGATTTGTATCAGTTGTGCCATATATATTAACAATATATTCTTTATTCTGAGTTAAATTTATTAGATAGTATGGAGTTGGAGGAGTATTATTAATACCCTCAATAGTAGTTCTTGGTGCATATACTGTATTAATAGATCCATCTACAGGTGTATATTCTATTTTATATCCTAGTAAGGAAGCATCATCTATTGGTCCTGGCTCTATAATTGCTGCTTGAGGACCTATTTTTGATATAATTAATTTCGGTGATAGTTTATACTCATCTGTGGAAGGTGTTTTAAAATTTATAATTTGAGGTGATAATAAATATAGAGAAGATGCTCCAGGATTTGATGTATCAATAGTACAATATATATTAATTGTATATGATGTATTTTCAGAAAAAAATGATATTATACTACCACTATTTATATCTGATGCTGATTTATATATTGTAGATGGATTTGGTAGTGTAGCAGATGGATCTGATGATGTAAATACTAATTTATAATATGTTATCGAAGTATTTATATTTTCTGATTGTATTGTTTGTATTGTTATTTGAGATGTTGTCATATTTATGACTTGTAAATTTGGTATCACTAATGAAATAATTTGAGGTATTGATGATGAAATAGATGTTGTTGATGGAGTAATATCGTATGTACCTCTAATATATGTGGTTATATTATTAGTATAAATATTTGGTACAACTGATGGAATAGTTACAGTTATAGATGGACCATTGATAGAATATATTATACTTCCACGAATATATTCTAGAGTACCAGAGGCATTAGGTTGTAGAAATGATAAAATATATCCATTTAATGATGTAGGATTATCTATCGCTGGTTGTAATGTCATAGTTGTAGGTGTTAAACCAATAAGAGTTAAATTAGGAGTTGGAGGATCTGATACTGGGTTTGGATTTGGATTTGGGTTTGGGTTTGGGTTTGGATTTGGATTTGGATGTGGATTTGGGTTTGGATGTGGGTTTGGATTTGGGTTTGGGTTTGGATGTGGGTTTGGATTTGGGTTTGGGTTTGGATGTGGGTTTGGATTTGGGTTTGGGGTTGGATGTGGGTTTGGATTTGGGTTTGGGTTTGGGTTTGGTGCCGGATTAGGGGTTGGATTTCTAGACCCTATATACCATAATGAAGGATAATTATTGAAAGCAGTAGCATGTAAATAATCGTTGGAACCTATCATTGTATATGTTGGAATAGTATTTGGAGTATTAATAGATGGATATCCTCGAGGAAGAGTATTTAGTTTTG